AAGAACCTTTTTCCAGGCACCGCTACTAAAGAACTGTTGAAAACTTCCAAATTGCATACGCACTTGCGGCGGGAGTTTATCCCACAGAGCCTGAGCGATTTGTTGTTCTTTGCCCTCGTTACCTTCGTAGGTAATGTCGGGAGCTCCTGCTTGTAATGTTTCTGTAAATTGTTCGTCTAATAAAGCCATAATAATCTTTGAGTGTAATGTAAAAAGGCAGGAATTGCACCTGAGTTTAAACTATTACTTTGTTTTTGCGAACAAATCAAGCCTTGGAACGGTTACCTTTACATCTCTACGGATGTCTTTGGAGTCTATTCCTAAGTTTTTCCACTCTTCTTCGGTCGCGTACTTCATGCCTGTAATTTTATTACTAATGGTGGTGACACTTTTAATCGCGTCAATGACAGGCACATCTTCACCATTGATTCTTGTTGTTTTCATTATACTATAACCTCCTGGTTAATGTTTAAATAACTCACCCCTATATCAACCGAGTCTGAACTGCTCATTTTTACTTTAAGGGCTACCCCTGATTCTACAATCAATGGTAGCGTTAAAATTTCAACGCTTGCATTCGCTACTAAGGTCTGAGTATCCACAATTTTAGTGCTTCCATTAGTAATAGTAATCGTTGGAGTATTTGCTGTGGTATTCGTTACTCTAAACGATTTAATAATCACGGTCTCTACGGCTCCGGCACCCGCAAGGGAGGGTGTTAATATCGCTTGTTCAACAGCGGTGGTTAGATTGGTTCCTAAAAATTTATACTGATTGACTATGGCCATTACATTAAAAAGAAGTTTGTCGCTTCAATCTCCTGCTTGAGTTCTGCCTGAAACGTAGTGTTCAGTTTCTGGATCACTCCGTCTAAGTTTCTTACTAACGAGTTCGCTACGACCGGATTATATTCTGGGCCGGCTCGGGTTAAGATCTGTACGATTTTTGCCATTATACTATTGCTGTTCCTTCTTCTGATGGAGCATCTCTTTTTTTCTGTAATTCCTTTAATCTTTTTTCTTTTTCTGGAGTTAATTTTATACCCAATGCTTTATTCTTTTTTAATGCATTATATTCAACCTTATCATATGTACTCATATGCTCTAAACCTACAAATCTTTCTTCAGCGATTTCTTCATCTCTTGGAAAATCTCGTTCTGTTTCTGCTACTTCATTAGGTAGAAACTCTTCATACGCTGGGAATTGCTCTCTGTTTGTTAGGTAGTTTGCCATGTCTTTGGATGAAGCAACATCACCTGTAAAATCTTCATACGCATCTAAACCTGTAATACCTTGATCATCACGCCAATATTGTCCTATTCTTTCACCTGGACCTATTGGCTCACTTACTCTATCAGTATATAAACCTAATTTATTCATGTTCATCATTTCAGGACTTCTCCCTACATCAGGCATGTCGCCTGTGTATCCTAAGTTTTTTAAATTTTGTATAGTCATATCTGTAATAGGAGCCTTTCTTCCTAAAATATTGGATATTCTAGTTTGATTTATTCTGGCTCGTCTATTTTGTTCATATTCAGCTTGAGTATAATATTTTCCTGTCGCTTGATTAATTCCACCTCTCATTTTTCCGGCAAGGTCTTTTCCCCTACTACCCATGAGGAAGCCAATTCCTTTTCCAATGTTTCCGAAGGCTCCTCCTATAAGGCTAAAAGGATTGAATTTTTGCCACCCACTTCTCTGGTTTATTTTGGGCATCCCAAAATAATCTCTCATACCTGAACTTAAAACAGTGTCGCCCCCTTTTCTTTCTGAAAGTTGTTTTAACTTTGCTGGACTCATACCAGTTGCACCTGTCATATGGGCTGTTGAGGTATCGGCCCATCCTGCTGCACCTGCTCCACCCGGATCTACATCCATAGCAGCGGTAATGTCTGCACCAGCTCGGTTTTGACTAGGATCAGATGATCCCCAGCCATTTAAACTCATGATACCTGAAGGTCCTCTATTAGGCCCTCCTCTCATGGTCCCATACATATCCATGTCAACAAGGACATCTCTTTCTTGTGGAGTAATATAAGCAAGCTCTGTCATTTCATGATCAGGAGCCGATTGCCAATATTTAGGAGCGTTCACCATAGGTTGTTGACCTAAAAAATTTTGAACTCCTCCTTGCATACTTCCTCCATTATCTCTACGGATTCGACTGCCATAGGTATCGGTCCAGTCACGAGCAATCTCTGGCTCGTTGGCCCATAAGTATCGTCTTTGTTTTTCTGATTGAAATGGCATTATTTTTTATCTTTAATTTTTCCGTGTACTGCTGCAGCCGTTCCTCCTGCTATAACTGGGGACGCGATTTTAGACCAACCTTTTGCTCTTGTTAGTATACTTGATTTAGTTCCTTTTGGAACAAAAGGTTTACCCTTTTTAGTATATTTAATATTTATGCCTGAGCCTGCTTGACTTAACAATTTTCCCGACTCTCTATTAGCCCATACATCAAGTTTTTTTGCCAAACCGTGTTTCTTAGATTTTTTAAACCTACTTATGTCTACGTGTGGTTTGACTCTATATACAGTTTTAAGCTTTGTTTTTTTAGGCTTTGCTTTTTTAATGTGCTTAAGGACAGCGCCCATTCCTTTTGTAATTAATCCCATTATCTTCTCCCACTCTCTTGTATGTCTAACCTAAATGTTCCCAACTTCCAAGTCTGATCGACAGCAGTATTCTCAACCTTTAAAGCGACCGATCGAGCGCGCGCCCGGGTATCCTGTTTCGTGGTACTCGAGGTAATATCAAAAGGTCCCAAGGTTGAACTGACCTGAGCTTGGTTGGGATAGTCTCTTAAATATAAAGTCACTCGGGTCGTACCTGTTTGAGTCAAAAAATCAGGAATGAATCTCCGGATCGACATGAAGAATTCTCCATCTCCTCTAAAGGTAATACCCTGTTTTTTATCCTGGGTAATATCAAAATCCCCTGATTCAATATTGGAGGTAATGGCTGTGCTTACCCCGCGTAAAACCTGATTGTTTCCTGTTTCCTGTTCATAGTAGGTACTAATGCCGTCGGTGTTCCCTACGACATCAAAAGAAGTATCAGTATCTGCATCATAATACGTTGCATGAGGCTTGCCAAAGACGGCTGAATCTTCCCAGGCTGTTCGATTTAAACTTCCTGTAGTCCAGATTCCTCGTTGAGCGGACGAATCAATATAATTATAAGAGACCATGGCATCCACTACGTTCGAGCCATCGGTACAATAAAACCATATCACTTCTCCAAAAAGATTGTTTAAACCTGCATTAATAAGTTGATTAGAATTGGTGTTGATATTATCATAAACAAAATCTTCGACTAAACAGTCCATGGATTCGAGTTGACCGGTGTATCTAAAAAAACCATTTTCAGACATCCAGTAGCCGGCACCATCCACTTCCACACAGGCATTTTTGCCGATGAGTCCACAGTTGGTTCCTACTTGCTCGTAGGCAAAGGTAAAGGGAGACCCAACAAAACGCATGGTAAACATCGCCGTGTCGGTCCAAATATAAATCGCATCACGACCTCTTAAGGCTCCCATAATTTTAGAGCCATCGGCGAATCTTTGCGAGCCGGCGGTGTTGACTGCCGTCGGGGTATAATCGTTAATATCTTCCTGAGAAGAAAATCGTATAAACATATCATCTTGGGAAGTGGTGTCTCCAATCGTTGTTTCAGTTCCAAAGAAGACTAAGTGTCGATCGGGAGTTGAAACTAGCATGTCTCTGGAAGCTGTTGGAGCTCCTGAAAGAATGGTAGCCCGGGTAGACGTGGCTGCCGCTATGGAAGAATCCCATTCAAAACACGATCCTCCTACAATTAAAGCAATGAGTTTGGTTCCATAATTATCTAAAGACCACATGCCGGGGTCAATCACATAGTCGCCTGAAGCCGCTTCGCCCCAGCCTACATAGTCATCTGCATCGTAAACGGTTGCCCCATCTGCATGGGCACTTCCTGTTGTGCCTGTCACCGCGGTTCCTGAAGCTCCTCTGGTGATGCCTGTTAGATCATTGCTTGAAACTCCGGTATAGGTAATCAGTTCGGCACCGACCAAAACAGTTCCAGAAGTTGGAAATCCTGTGGTGTCTGCCAAGGTCACTGAAGTTCCTGATCCTCCGGTTCCTGCCGTGTCGGCTAATAAAGCTCCATTTAAAGTCGTATCGAGTTCGCCTGCCACGGTACCACTGTATTGTCCTATTCCCCAGCCATAAGCTGCCAGCTGTTGGGCTGGGCCGACCGTGTAATAGGCTTGAACTCGAATGCCTCCTGAAGTCGTGGCCCCCGCTCCTGTTTCAACGGAAGGCATCGTAATGGTTAAAGTCGTAGTGCTGGGCACCGTAGTGACCATAAATTTCTTATCATCGAAATCAGCGGCTACATAATTAGAACCGGTGATGGTAGTAAAGCCATCTAAAAGAATAATATCTTCTACATTAATACCATGGGGAGTTGGAAAAGTAAGAGTGACAGCAGCCGTAGCGGGCCCTGGACTGGTTCCCACCGTTGAAAAAGCATTGGTTAAAGTGGCAGTCGATTCAATAGGGTGAATATCATAAAAGATTCCTCCTGAATAAGCATATAGAATTCGGTTGGTTCCTAGGGCAGCATACTTGATGCCTGTATTATCAACAAAATGATGAATAGCTCGTACGGGACCGGTTAAATAACTTTCCCCCAGTTCAGACCAGCCTCCTATTTTTTCAGGAGTGGAATATCTGAAACGCACATTGTCGCCCGCAATCCATTGTCCTTCAGCGGTAGTGGCAGTGACCTGTTTATTGAAACCAGGCATAAAGCCTATTTTTTGTAGCATAGAAATCTCTTTAATGATGAGTATACCAGAATGGTGAGGATATCAACAGATTATGAAGAGGCGTAGAAGACCTTTGTGGTGGAAAGATCCCCCACACCAGTCTTTTTTATATCTTATTTTTTCTTAGGAGGCAACTCAATCTTTTTAAACCAACCAGGAAGTCCTAAATGAGGTCGTCTATCAAAAAGGTTTTGTGACGAACCTGGAGTTTTGTTGTTGTTATAATGTAAAAAAACTTGTGCGCAACCGTTGCCTTTAAATTTAGTTCGCCAATGTTCTAGTTCACAACCACGATAGACCAACATATCTCCTTGTTTTAAATCTACTTTTATCCCTTTGTGAGCTCCTTTTTTTATTATTTTTTTATGTTCAATTGACCCTGGTAAGATATTATTTTCCCCCGTAGGATCTAAATAAATAGGCCAAGGATCTCCTCCTAAAAACATAGTAGTAGAAATTTCACAACTAAATCTATCCTTATGTCTATAAAGAATATCTCCTTTTTTATAAAGTCGGACATAAGTATAGGCTGGTTGAAGTTTTAAATCTGTGATCTTTTCCATAATCGGCTGACATTTCAACATTAAAGTTTCCATAACCATATCGGCGTAGCAAAAATAAGTATCGGGTATTTGTTGATTTACGTCCTCGTACCCTCCAAGTAAAACTTCATAGGGAGAAATGTATCGAATTTTTCGGCAAGTATCATAAACCTGTTTTTTCATTGTAAAATAGTTGCTAATAAAATTAGCTAATTCTTTTGAGATAGCCTGTTTAATAACTACATATTTATTTTTTTTAAAGATCATGTTAAAAATAGTTAATGTTTAAAACGACTCTTTTTTTCTTGTTAGTTGTATTTGTTCCTGTATGTTTCATTTGAGAATCAAATATAACTATGCGATTTTCTTGGCATCCTACTTTTTTATTATTTTTTTCAAAACTCGTATAGCCATTATTGGTATTGAAATAATAAATAGCGGTTAAACTCTTATGATCTGTATCAGTATGAAAGTATCCTTCATAGAATTTGGGAGAATAAGGAATTAGATTTGCTTTTATTCTTATTAATGATTTTACTTTTAACTTATTTAATAAAGGCTCTATTAAATAAAAAGACTCTGAACAAGGTCTATACTTTTCATAGAAAAGATGAGTAAATTGATATTGATTTAAATCATGTTTGGTTATTTTATCAACATGTGCCACCTCTTTAAAATCTTTAAAATCTTGAAAATACCAAGCAAAGACCCGTGACGATAATATTTCATATTGTAACTTTAAAAAAACTTCTTTATCTAAAAAATTATCTATTATTTTAAACATCTTTAGCCATTTCTTTTGCTATAGCCGTTATGTTCCAATGAATAAATCTAAAAGGTTCTTTGCCATGATCAACTGCGTATCCATGTTCCAAATACCCTGGAAAGATAATTAAGGTTCCGGGTTTAGGTCTAAAATGAACTTGCTCTGTACCATAAAAGACACCTTTTAATTCAGGCTTCAGTCTTAATTTAGTAGATCTTGCACCTGTTCTTGGTTCATGAAAAATAGGATAAGAAGTTTTCTCACTGCATTTTAAGAAATAAAATCCTGATACATGCTGATTCATATGAATATGAGCTAAATGACCACCCCCACCTTTTTTAGAAAATTCTTGTACCCACATTTCAGAAAAAAAGGTTTGATATTGTTTCATATCATAACCATGCTGATCTAAAAATTCCCAAGACTTTTGACCTATATAATTTCTGAAATCTAAAAAATCAT